ATGCTGTCTGACACAGTGGTGCAGTGGCGCACGGTCTTGATGCCCCTCGTTGAGCAAACGCAAGCTCCCGAATTGTTTCTAACGCTTCGCCTCATCGAACTTGAGGTGCGGCATATGGAAATGACGATTGAATATCTGACAGGCCGTCCGCATGCGCCGCTGAACGATCAGCTGCTTTCTTTCCCCTCATCACCTGAAGAACTTCAAAAGGAGACTATCAATGCTCTCTGACAGCATCCGTGCAATGCGCCGTGAAATTCAAAGTGCTCTGGTTGAGGCCTGCGGCCCCATCACCATTTCCGGCGAAATGGCCCAGAGCTTTGCGCTGTCGCTCGTCCTCTTCGAGGAAGCAGCGCTCGATATGGAAGAAAAACTCGGCGTCAGGCCGGTTTTGTCGAACGCTTCCGGCAGCGTCGTCATTCCGCTTCGCCCATCCAATCACACTCGCCCGCAGCTCACCGTCATCCATGGCGATGGCGGCGATGTGGCTTAATTTTTAATCAGAAGGAATATCCAAAATGGCAAAGGCCGTTAGAACAAAAGCAAAAGCTCTCCCACGTGTTCCGCAGAACCGTGAGGATGCCGTCTGGACTATTGGACGCATCGGAACATTGCAGCGCGAAATTGCGGCGCACAAGGCAATTGCAGATGATGCGATCCGTATCGCTGGCGAGAAATTTGACAATGACGTGGCTGAACTGGCGGACGAGCTTGCGCAGCACGAAGAAGGCATTCGGGTTTATTGCGAAGCAAACCGCATGAAACTCACCGATGACGGCAAGGTCAAATACCACAATTTCGGCACTGGCACCGTGAAGTGGCGTTTGCGCCCACCGAGTGTCAAGCTCAAAGGCGTTGAGCTGATTATCGAACAGTGCCGCAAACTCGGCTTTCTGGCCTTTCTCAATGAAGAAACGAAGATCAACAAGGATGCCATGCTGGCCGATCCAGACAAGGCCCGGCTGGTTGCTGGCGTCTCGATCTCATCTGAAGGTGAGGATTTCGTCGTGGAGCCTGCTGAACTGGAAACCGCTCAGCCGGTTAAGGCGTGAGGTGCAGCCATGGCAACCGAATATTTGAACGTAGTTCTCACCCTGCTGGTCATCATCCTTATCGTTCAGGTCGTGAGGGCGCGCTCATGAATAAGATCAGGTTTCATTTTTCGGATCGCGGTCAGGATTGCCTGTGGTGGGATGTCGAGGATTTGGGTGATGGTACAGGCCGCGTCATAGACGCTGGACCATTTCAGGCAAATGTCTGGGCAGACGGAAACTACTACGTCAATCTGATGTATCCGCACGGCGTTGGCGACAGACTGCTGTTTACGAACGATCTGCCAAGGTCGTTACAAGACGGTTTTCACATGACACATCGTTATCGTGTTGACCGAATTGAACATCTTTCTGAAATGGCAGGTGCAGCATGATCTCGGAAAGCATCCGCAGACGCATCAATGCCTTGCGCGAGCGTACTACGGCGCGGGGTTTTACTGAGGCAGAGGCTATGGAAGCCGCTGCCAAGGTAGCCGAGCTGATGCGCGAACATGGCCTGCACGACAGCGATCTGGCAATGACACAGGAGGCCGCCGCATTGAATGGGGCGGTTCGATCTGCCCGCGCTTCGCTCTGGCCGGTCATCGCCCGCTGCACGAATACGGCGGCGCTGATATCCAGTTCGCTGGATGGCCGTGTCATGATCTATGTCGGCAAGGAACCGGGACCGGAGATCGCCGCCTATCTTCACGATGTTTGTGATACTGCGATCAACAATGAGGTGAAGCGGTTCAAGAAGGGCGATTTCTATCGCCGTCGCCGCTCGACGGCCACACGCAAGCAGGCGGTTGTGGATTTTACGACAGGTCTGGTTGCCAGCTTGAGCGGACAACTTTTCCAGATGTTCAAGCCGAGCATTTCGGCAATCGAATGCCGGAAAGCGCAGGAGGAGCGTAACCGCCGTTATCCTGATAGCCGCAGCGTTAAAACGACATCGCACAAAACCCGCTTCGACCATGCCCGTTATGCAGGCGTGGCTGCGGGCGAGAATGTCAATATTTCACATGGGGTACGAGGCCGGGAACCGCAGCGACTGATTGGCGGTGCAAAGTGAACACATACGCCGTTATCAACATTGCCCGCAGTCAGTTGGGCATGGATGAAGATACGATCCGTGCGCTGTACGTACGCGTTACCGGCGTTAGCTCGCTACGCGCCATGTCGGAGCGTCAGCGCCTTGCTGTGGTCGATGAATTGAAGCGCCTGGGCTTTAAAATGAAGAAAAGCGGCAAATCGCTGCCGCTTTCTACAAAACCATATGTCCGGCTGGTTCATGCGCTCTGGCGTTCATGTCATCGCAAGGGCGTCATCAATGACGGTTCCCGTACCGCTTTGCGCACATTCGTTAGAGGTCATTCTACCGTTGATGATCCTGACTTTCTAACGTTTGAAGAGGCCAATCCCATCATTGAAGCGCTTAAAGCGATGGAGGCGCGGGGATGATTTTATTGGCAGACAGCTTTTCCAAGCTCTTTGTGTTCGCCGCGCATAAATGCAGCGTGATCAAGAAGACTGACGGAAACGAACTTTCCCTTTGGGCGTCCGGCTTGGTTCAGAACAAGGCAGATATATTCACCAAAGCCACGTCTGTTCGTGCCATCATCATCAAGGCCGACCCAAAGACTGATGCCTTGCGACCACATAGCGTCCCGAACCTTCTTTTCTTCTTTAATCTTCTCAAGCCCGGCCTTTTGCCAATCGGCAAGCTCGGTTTCCGCGAATGCCAGCGTCGGCGTCAGAGCGAGCAATCCGGCTATGAGTGCAGTTTTCATGAGTATCGCATCCCCGTTTCCATGCCTGTTCAAATAGCAGTTGCAGGCCATTTTGAGCAATCGTTTTTAACGGGTGCGGCATGAGTGATCGTCGCGCATTGCCAGCTTCGATAGAAGAGATCGCGGAAACGATTGGGGTTCGTCTTGCCCTTAAAATCGTGCAGGTCTATGGTGGGAGTGAAGCATATTTCCCGAAAAAGCCGAATGAGGACCATCCTGTCATTCAGGCTCTTGGCAAAGAGGACGGATATGCGATATGCAATTATATGGGCGGATCGCTGCTTTCGGTTCCGCATTGCAAGCCACCGCGCAACGCGCTGTCCGCAATCCGGCGTCTCGAAGCAGAGGGGCTGTCCAGAAGTGAGATAGCCCGCCGCCTTGGTATTACACAACGCCATGTGCGCCGGGTGGCAAATGCGCTGCCATCTGCACCCAACCAATTCGATTTGTTTGCAAATGATCAATGACCGGACCTCATGTCCGGTCATTTTGCTTTTAAAGACCGGCCAAAGTCCTCGCACATCTTTTAATCCGCACCGCGAGGCGAAATGTCCACGATCAAGAATCCCACGACTTTCTTTTCCTATCTGCGCCGTGCGCCGTTCGGCAATCGCCTGAGCCAAGCGCAGGTGGACGGCATTAATGTCATCCTTGATGTGTGGAATTACTATCACCTGACGGATCGCCGCTGGCTCGCCAATATCCTTGCGCAGATTTTCCATGAAACAGGCGGCCGCATGCAGCCGGTTCGCGAAACGAACGCAAACTCGGACGCACAGGCGAAAAGCCGTCTTGAAGCCGCGTGGAAGGCCGGAAAGCTGAAATCGGTCAAAACGCCTTACTGGCGCGATGGATTTTTCGGACGCGGCTTCATCCAGATCACGCATGAGGAAAATTATGACCGCCTCGGTGATCGACTTGATATTGACCTTGTCAATAATCCCTCGAAAGCGCTCGATCCGCTCGTCAGCGCCCGGATTGCCGTGGTCGGTATGACCGAAGGGCTTTTTACCGGCAAAAAGCTCTCGGACTATTTCAATGCAAAGGTTGATGATCCTGAAGGCTCCCGCGCCATTGTCAACGGCACCGACAAGGCCAAGCTGATTGCTGGATATCACAAGAATTTTCTTGATGCCATTGATGCGGCCAGTGTCGCAACACCTGTCGCGGACGCCAATATCGCTCTTGCCACGGCTGATGATGTGAAACCTTCTGCCAGCGGCTCTGTTAAGAGTCTGATCGGTGGTACGGTCGGCACGGCGGTGGCTTCCGCAATCGTCGGCGTTAACAATCCGTGGGCTTTCGGCGTGTCGGCTCTGCTTCTGCTTCTGGGGGCCGGTGCCGTCTATATGTTTGCTTCTGGCCGTTGGTCAGTCAATCGCTTGAAGGAGATTTGATGCTCTCATCCCTTCTGCGCTGGCTGACAGGTGATTTCATGGGCGCGCTGACCCGCGCCTATGAAATGAAGCTGAAGGCCGAAAACGACCAGCAGCGCCTTGTTGCGGACGCGGCCATTGCTGACATCAACCGCCAGATCGAAGAAGCGCGCAATGCCAAGGAAGTCCGGCTTGCGTCGCAGTCTTCTGGGAGATGCGGCTGATTACGGCGGTGATTGCCGGTTGTTTTGCCATCCATCTGGTTCTGGTCACGGCGGACACCTGTTTCGCGCTTGGCTGGCGCATCGCCAAGTTTCCGGCCCCATTCGATGAATGGCAGGGCATGATCCTTCTTTCGTTCTTTGGAATTCAGGCGGTCGGCGGGGGCCTGAATGCGATTGCTGCCGCCATAAGAGGACGCAAATGACCGGCCCTGAAACTATCTTTGGCCTGAAGACTGCAACGCTCGTTTCATCGGGCGTTGCTTCCGTAATTTCCGTGGCGCTTGAATGGCGCTCCCATAGCCCGTTTACGGCAATCGGCTCCATCATTGCAGGTGTGTTCGTTGCAACCGTTGCAACCGAGCTCACGCTTGATCTGCTTGGCGTTGCGGATAATCCGGGAACGTGGGGCTATGCCGTCGCCGCTGCCTATGGCATCACTGGCCGCAACCTTATCCTATGGCTCAAGCAGTCGTCGGCCAATCCAGTGCAACTTCTAAAAGATGTTCTCGGCCTTGGAAAAGGCGGTGGCAAATAATGGCGAGCGATCAGGAAACCCGCCGCAAGGCCCGATCCGACTATGTCTATCGGCGCATGTCGATTGCTACTATCGCGATGACGCACAATGTTAGTCAGGCGACCATCGGCCGCTGGAAGAAGGTGGCGAAGGAAAATGGCGACGATTGGGATATGGCCCGATCTGCCGCTACCATTGCCGGTGAAGGGCTGGATACGGTCATTTCGTCGGTGACGGAAGATTTCGTCATCATGGCACAGTCGCTGCTGGATGAGGTCAAGAACAATTCCACCCTGACACTTGACCAGAAGATCAAGCACATGGTCGCGCTGGGTGACGCCATGGTCAAGGTCACGGCGTCGGCTGGCAAACTCGCACCGAAGATTTCCGAGCTGGGCGTTGCGCAGTCGGTGGTGCAGCACCTTGTCAGTTTCGTTCAGGAGCAATTTCCGCAGCACATTTCCGTGGTGCAGGAAATCCTGATCCCGTTCGGTGATCGTATTGCGAGTGCCTTTGCACCATGAAGCGCCCGAACCTGAAAGCCAAAGTCAGCGAAAAGGATTTCCGCGAGTGGATCGCCGGGAAAGCCGATGAGCTTGCGCGCTGGGTTGACCTGTCGGTTTCGGCATTTCCTGCCGATCCAAAGGCCAAGGCCGAACGCCTGGCTAAAGTCCGATATCCAGAAACGGGCTTTCAGTTCTTTCTGGAAACCTATCTGCCGCATTATGTGAAGGGCGAACACAGCCTGTTTCACAAGGCGATTTTTGCCCGCGTTCCTGAAATCATCGCGTCCGAAACAGGCGTTAGAGATTTGTTCATCGCGCCACGCGGTTCGTCCAAATCCACGCATCTTTCGCTTGGTTTTGCGCTTTATTGCATCTGTCTTGGGCTTAAGCGCTACATTCTGGAAGTCTGCGATGTCTATGCGCAGGCCGCATTGCTGATTGAGGCGATCAAGGCAGAACTGACGGAAAACCCGCGCCTGTCCTATGACTTCCCCGATGCGACCGGCGCAGGCCGTGTCTGGCGTGAAGGCGAGATCGTCACGAAAAGCAATATCCGCATTGAGGGGCTTGGCGCGTTGCAGAAGCTGCGCGGTCGCCGTCATGGTCCATATCGCCCCGATCTCATGTTCTTTGACGATCTGGAGAATGACGAACAGGTGCGTTCGCCCGATCAGCGCAAGAAGCTGGAAACATGGATTAAGCGTGCGGCGCTGAAAGTCGGCCCGCCTGATGGTTCCATGGATGTGATTTGGGTTGGCACGGTACTGCATTATGATGCTGTGCTTGTTCGGGCAGCAAAGACGCCAGTCTGGCGGGTTGCAGAGTTTCAGGCGATCATCCGCATGCCGGATCGCATGGACCTCTGGGACAAGTTTGAAGAAGCTTACCAGAATGATGGCGAGGAAGCCGCCCGCGCATTTTACACGGCGCACAAGAGTGCCATGGATGCCGGCGCCGTGGTCAATTGGCCTGCTATGCAGCCGCTCGTCTGGCTCATGCTGGAACGCGCTGCCGATCATGACAGTTTCCAGACCGAATATCAGAACAAGCCAATCAATGCCGGAAGCCCGTTCAGCCAGCTCAAATTCTGGACGTTGGTTCAGCCTGATCTTATTCATTTCGGGGCGGTCGATCCGTCGCTTGGCAAGAAGGGTCATGGCCGCGATCCGAGCGCCATTCTGGTTGGCGGCTTCAACCGCCTGCATGGCACCATGGACGTGCTGGAGGCATCCATCCGCCGCCGTCTGCCGGATATTATCATTTCCGACATCATCACATTTCAGCGGCAATATCGCTGCCTGCTCTGGTTTGTGGAATCGGTTCAGTTTCAGGAATTCCTGCGCACAACGCTGATGGCGACCGCAGCACAGCAGGGCGTCGGCATATCTGCCGTGCCGATTATTCCTAACGCGGACAAGGATTTGCGCATTGAGCGACTTCAGCCGCCGACCGCTGCCGGTCTGATCCGGCTCAATGCCACGCAACAGACGCTGATTGACCAGCTCCAACAATGGCCGGATGCCGATCATGATGATGGCCCGGATTGCCTCGACATGCTCTGGCAGAACGCGCTGCTTTATGCAGGCGGCAATCGCGCCAGCACGGGCGGAAGCGGAATGATGACCGCCGCTGGCAGCGGCAATACAGGACTTGAGGGATATCGCCTATGAGCCGTGGCAAGAAAAACCGAAAGTCGGCATCCTTTGCAGACAAGAGCCTGACGGCGACAGAACGCAAGAACCTGCCCGCCAAGGCACGGACGCTGATTGCGGACGCCAGAAACGACATCACTATTCCATTTTATAGCGGTGCGCTTCAGCATGCCGACGATACGCTGATCCAGCGTGGCGGCGGCGATGGCCTTAAAATCTATGATGAGATCAAGCGCGACACGCGGGCATCGGCCTGTCTGACCAAGCGCAATAAGCAGCTTGTCGCCCGCGAATGGGAAGTGGAAGCGGCATCGGACAAGCCGCTTGATGTGGAAGCTGCAAATTTCGTGCGCGAGACTTTGCGCAATCTGCCCTTCGACCGCATGTGCGAGGATCTGTCGGGCGGCGCGATCCTGAAGGGTTTTGCGGTTTCGGAAGTGGTCTGGAAGCGCGACGGCAACCGGATCGTGCCGGAACAGGTCATCACGCATGATCAGCGCCGCTTTGCGTTCGGGCAGGATTGGAAGCCACGCCTTTTGACCTGGGCGAACATGCGGGATGGCATTGATCTGCCCGACCGCAAGTTCATCGTCCACCGCCATGGTGTCGTCGGCAACAACCCTTACGGTCTCGGCCTTGGCTATCAGCTGTTCTGGGCCGTGCTGTTCAAGCGCGAAGGCGTGGCCTTCTGGCTCCATTTTCTTGACAAGTTTGCGGGGCCGACCGTCATTGCCGAAACGCCTTACGGTATGCTCTCCGAAGAGCAAAACCAGCTTTTGCACAAACTTGCCAGTGTCAAGACCAGCGCAGCCGTCACCGTTCCGGTCGGAACCTCGGTCAAGTTTCTGGAAGCGGCGCGCACAGGAGCGGTCAGCTACAAGGAATGGCTCGAATTCTGGAATACAGAGATTGCCATCTGTATTCTGGGCGAGACGCTAACGACCGATATTGGCAGGGCGGGATCGAAGGCAGCGGCGGAAACCCATGCCAACATTCTCGATTTGCTGGTCGATAGTGACGCCGACCATCTGTCCGATACGCTCCGCGAGCAGCTTGTGCAGTGGCTTATCGACTATAATTTCCCCGGCGCTGGCGTGCCGCGCATCTGGCGTGTGCGTCCTAGCAATGAAAAGGATAAGGCCGACACCCGTAAGGCCAAGGCCGAAGCCGCCAGTTCCGAAAATGCCGCCCTTGTCGAAATTCTGATAACTGCTGCGCAGATTGACGATGATAACGATGCGCGTGAGTTTATCGTGTCGTTTGAACTGACCCATGCGCTTTCGGAAACAGCGATTGACCGGCTTGTTGAAGCCCGTTTTGCCTTCATGGAAGGCGGGAAGCGCGCTCGCGATCTGCGGATGCTGGCATCAGAAAACCCGGTTTTCGCGGCGCTCTTTGGCCCGGTTCAGTCAAAAAAAAACTCCATAATTCAGTAAGCTTTGCAGATGATCCCGATCCGGTCAGCGATATTGCGGACCGGATTGAGGATTTGAGTTCCGCGCATTTTACGCGCCGTCTGAACGCAATCCGTTCGGCCCTTGATGCTGCGACAGACTTTACATCGGCTGCGCGCTCCCTTCTTCAGCTTGCCGCCAGATGGACACCGGATGCGTTAGCAAATCTGCTTGGCGACGGGTTGGAGCTGGCGGCGCTCCATGGCCGTGAAGATGCCTTCCGTGACGGTGAGCAAGAGGCAGGGAGCGCGTCAGCGCGACAGGGATTAAAGAAACTTCCAAGCTTTGCTGAAGCGGATGTTTTCAATCAGCCGTTCCGCGAGCAGATCGAGTTTTTGCGCCAGAAACGCACCAAGCCGACCAAGTCATGGCTTGATGCCATGCGCGGTACTCATGACCGCGCCTTTGTCATTTCGGGCGCGACCGATCTTAATATGATCGCGGATTTCCAGACAGCAATTGCTAACGCTGCCGAACAGGGCAGAACGCTGGAAGACTTCCGCAATGAATTTGATCTCCTCGTCGCACGTTATGGCTGGCAGTATAAGGGGGAGCGCGGCTGGCGCACCCGCGTCATCTTTGAAACCAATCTGCGCACCTCGCACATGGCTGGTCGGCTCAAGCAGATGCGCGACCCGGATGTTCTCAAGCTGCGCCCGTTCTGGGAATATATCCATGGTGATAAACGCCAGCCGAAAATCCCGCGCCCGCAGCATCTGGCATGGCATGGAAAGATTTACCGCCATGACGATCCATGGTGGGTGAAACATTTCCCGCCGAACGGCTGGCTTTGCTCCTGCGGTGTTCGTAGCCTGTCGTATCGCGATCTGACAAAACGCGGTAAGACTGGTCCCGATCCATCGCCCGAAGAACTTTTCGCGCCTGTGATCGATCCCGCGACCGGCAAGCTGATCGAACATCCGCAGGGGATCGATTACGGCTGGGATTATATGCCCGGTGATTTGTGGGAACGCGGCCTGACGCCATCCAGTTTGTTGGATGAAGGTCGGGGGCTGCTCGACAATCCGCGCATGGCGGTTGAGATCGACAGGCCAGAGCCGATTGATGATTTGCTGCAAAAGGCTATTCCGCTTGCTTCGAAGCCGCTGAAAGAGGGCTTGAAGGCGGAAGATTATGTCAGCGCTTTCCTGAAACCGTTCGGGGCGTCTATCGGCAGGGCCGTATTGTTTCAGGATAAGTCCGGCACCAAGCTCCCGATTTCCGATCAGCTCTTCCGTGATCGTTCCGGCGCTTTGAAGGTGTTGAAGGGAGATCGTGCCACGGTCACGCCGCTTCTGGCTGAAGCGCTGATGGACCCCGACGAAATCTGGGTTGGCGTTGCCCGCAAGAAAGACCCCGTTTCGCCCGATCAGGAAGAGCTGGTCGTTGACCGCCGTTATATTCGCGCTGATCGGAAAACCGGCCTGATGGTGGTTTTCGAGATCGGGGAAAAGCTGTGGGAGGCCATCACGGCTTACAACACGACCGACAAGGCCGGTAATCCCGATTTAAGAACGCTGGATCGACGGCGCGGCGGCAAGCTCGTTTACAAACGACCGGCAAAATAAAAGGCCGGGGTGATCCGGCCTTACGTCAGGAAGCTACCATGACCATCACCGGTCCTCGCGTTGCTGACAATCTCAATATAGTGCCAGAACAGGAAAAAGTCCAATGACCGGCATCAGCTATAAAACTACAATTGACGATGCTGATATGCGCGAGAAGCTGGCCGAGCTGATCGGCAAAATGCAACGGCCTGTCGGCTTCTACAAGAATGTTGGCGAGCGGCTGCTTGAATCGACCGCCAATAACTTCGACAATGAATCCGCTCCCGATGGAACCCGATGGCAAGGGCTTTCCGCAGTCACGCGAGATCGACGCTCGAAATTGAATGGCAACGCGCCTATGACCATCCTTCAAGTCTCCGGTCGATTGAAGGAGTCGATCAACTACGAAGCGAGCGACACAGAGGTGCGGATTGGATCGGCTCTTGTCTATGCTGCCATTCAGCATCTGGGCGGTGAGTCGAAGGGCTTTATGAAGGGAGCTGTCATTCCGGCCCGGCCTTATCTCGCATATCGCCTGCCGATGAAGAGGAAATTTTTGCCATTGCCGAAGACTGGCTGGCGGTGGAATGACGCCATTGATTTTTCGCGGCACAGAAGCGTAGAAGATGCGCGGACGCCCGGAACTACCGATTTTGGATTTGCCCCGCGTTAGAGGCGCGTTAGAAATCGAATGAAAGGGCATGGCGATGATAGTCTGTGATGCAAATCGTAATCGGACCTTGAAACTCATCGCAACCTGACGCATTGTCGGCTCGCAGGCAGCTTGATGATTGACCGGACATCGCGTCCGGTCATTTTGTTTTCAGCCATCCCGCATTGTCGCTTCAGATCATTTCTGGAGCCGACATGCCGACCGCATCAGCCACAAATCAAACCGCCCGTATTGAGGTCTTCCGCCCCGGCACATTTACGCCGATGGAAGGCGCTGCCATCACCTATACCGCTGCGGACCTGAAGGCGATTGCCGACTGCTACGATCCCGAAACCGCTCCCGCGCCGTGCGTCGTCGGCCATCCGTCTACCGATGCGCCTGCTTATGCATGGGCGAAGGGCTTTGAGTACGACGCCAGCACCGAACGCCTCTATGCGACCGTGGGCGAGATCGAGCCGGCCTTCTCTGATGCCGTGAAATCCGGTCGGTACAAGAAAGTCAGCCTTTCATTCTTCCGTCCTGATCATGCAGCGAACCCGGTTCCCGGCACTTGGTATCCGAAGCATATCGGCTTTCTGGGCGGCGCTGCGCCCGCCGTGTCCGGCCTGAAGAATGTCCAGTTCTCGGCGGCGGATGCTTCCGTATCCGCAGGTCAACAAGCCGTACTTTGAGGAACGCAATGGTTCGTGGATTTATCCCACCACCATTGAGCGCCGTGCCACCATCACCGGGGCCGAGGCGGGTTTCCTGATCCAGAATGCCGGTTCGGCATCGGCTTGATGGAGGGATACATGGAAGATCGCAAACTCTCTGTAACGCTGACCGGCCCCGCCAAGATCGACGGCGTTAGAGAACCGGCAGGAAAGTCCGTCACCGTCACAACGACGCTCGCGCTTCAGCTTGCTGCCTCCGGCGTCATCAACTCGGACGCGGTTCGGGATGCGGTCTCGGATGAAGTCGAGCCTTTGAAGGGTGAAATCACCAAACTCAAAGGTGATTTGTCTGCCATGACGGCACGCGCCGAAACCGCTGAAAAGGCTGCTTCCGACCTGGAAACTGATCTGAGCACCGAAAAGAAGGCCAGAGCCGACGCAGAAGCTGAACTGGCAACCGCGCAGGCGGAACTGGAGAAGCTGACGAAGCCAGACACTGATCCCGGCAAAGGTGACGACGCCAAGCCCGCCAAGCCCACGAAATAAGGTCCGTTCCGAAGTCTCTCAAGCCGGACCTTTCGAGCGGGATGGCATCCATGATCGTTTTCTAGCCATCCTGCTCGTTTCCACACTTACAACGGATTTTGACCAATGCCGCGTTTTCTAACGGTTGCAGAATTTACGGAGATGTTCGGACTGGCCGAAGTCTCGCAGATTGCGGGCATTGGCAATCTGAACGACGCTGCCGGTCGTTCGCTTGATACCGTCAAGATTGAGGCGGCGCTGACCTATGCCGAAGATATTCTGATCGGTTATGCCCGCGCCCGTTATGCCGTCATCGAAACCCTTGTGCCTGAAACCACACCGGTGCTTGTCAAAGGTCTGATCGGTGATGTTGCCCGTTATCGCCTGCGCGACAAGTCGGGTGGTCAGGGACAGGTTTCGGAAATCGTCAAGGAACGTCACGATGCGGCGTTAGCCAATATCAAGGCGGTCGCAACCGGCAAGTTTGAACTGCCAATTGCTGGTGAGCCGGTGAATGGCGAAACTGGGTCGAGTCGCGTCGGCGCAATTATCCCGCCTGCGCGTGTTCCTGGCATTCTTCAGGGGTGGCGTTGATGGCTGACAATCTGCGCACCGTTCGCCCGCCACTGGTCATTGAACAGATTGAAGACGCACTTCTTGTTGTCTTGAAGGAAAGCGTTTCCGGCCAGTGCAAGGTTGAGGTCTTTCCGAATGACCCTAAGAAATATGACTTTTCCGGCCTGCCTGCCGCACTGCTGATCCACTATGCCGGTTCGCGCTATGCGGCTCCGAAAGGACCAGCCAATACGGCACAGGCCCGCACCATGGAATTTTCGCTTGTGCTTCTGGTCCGCTCGCTGCGCGGCGAAGGCGGTGCTTACAACCATCTGGAAGATATTCGCCTTGCGCTTCAGGGCCACGCCTTTGCCGGCGCCGGTCCCGCCGTCATGACTCGCGACCAGCTCGTGGAAGAGGTTGATGGCGTCTGGCGATGGGAAATCCGCATCGCGCTCCCGATCCCTGCCGTTGCCCGTACCGTCCAGTCACCCGCGCCGCTCATGCGACCGGCATTTTCACACCTCTAGAGGAGCCAAGGAATGGCAAAGCAGCCACATAGTTCAACAATGGGCCGAAAGTCCTACCGCTATACCGGACCAGTGACGCCGCTCGACATCGAGGGCGAAAAGACCCGGATGCTGTTTCCGGGGGCGTCCTATACCGGCCTGCCGGAAGATCACCCAATCGTTAGCAATCTGATCGCCCGCAAACTGTTGATTGCCGAAACCGGCGCGGCGGAAGCGGTCGGTGGCACACAGTCTGAAGGAGCCTGACCTATGGCTGCAACTTTCCATCACGGCCCGGAGGTCGTTGAGCATAAGGATGGCGTGACCGTTGTTCGCGACGTGAAATCCGCTGTCACCTATGTCAACGGCACGGCTCCCATTCAGGACGTGCACGACACGGCTGAAAAGCGCGCCGACTATATCAACAAGCGCGTTATCATCCGTTCCCGCGCTGAAGCCTCGGCAGCGTTCGGCCTGCACAAGGATGGCTACACCATCCCAGCAGCCCTTGACGCGATCTTCGATCAGGGCGACGGCGGCACGATCATCGTCAACAATGTGTTCGATCCTGACACCCACAAGGAAGATACGACGCCCGATCCGTCCAAGGTGACGACACAGGAAATCAACGGCACGATTTTGCCAACTGGTGAAGCGACCGGTTTTTCCGGCGCTTATGAGTGCTACAACAAGTTCGGCTATTTCCCGAAACTCATCATTGCGCCAGGTTATTCTCCGACGGCCACCGTTCGCACGGAAATGGACGTGGTGGCGAACCGCCTTCATGCGATTTCCATTGCCGATCTGCCGCTTGGCCTGACGAAACAGCAGGCGGTCGAGGCGCGTGGTACGACCGGCAGCGCCAATACGTCCAGCGCCCGCACCGTGTTGACCTATCCGCATGTAGTGATTGAGGATACCACCGGCGCGACCGAAACCCGGCTTGATCCTCTGTCCTCGCGTTTGGCCGGTGTCATCATCGCGACCGACCTTGAACAGGGCTGGCACCACTCGCCGTCCAACCGCGAGATCAAGGGCATTGTCGATCTGGAAGTTCCGATCAACTTCTATCCGTCCGACTATCAGAACGACACCAACTTCCTTAACGAGGCTGGCATCGTCACGGCCATGCGCTCCTTTGCAACAGGGCATCGCACCTTTGGCAACCGCTCGGCAGCGTTCCCGACATCATCCCATGTCGAGAATTTCATTCATGCCCGCCGCGTCCTCGACATGTCGCATGAGGCGATCATCTTCTACCTCATGAACTACGTGGATCGGCTCGGCACCCGGCAGAACGTCGAAGCGGCGGAAGAAGGCGTCAACGCCTATCTGCGCTCCAAGATTGGTGATGGTGTCTTCTACGGCGCGACCTTCCGGTTTGACCGCACCAAGAATACCGCCGAGCAGATTGCCGATGGCCGGTTCTTCTACAAGTTCGAGTGCCATCCGACCTCGGTTATGGAGCGCATCACCGTCGATTCCTACGTCGATACGAAATTCATCTCCGACGCGCTTTCGCTCGCGGCCTGACAGGAGGCTTAATCCATGGCACGTAAAATCGGACAGATCACACAGGCCGACTGCTACATCAACGAGGTTGATGTTTGTGGCCGTGTGGCTGAATTGGACCTTGGCGAGATCGCCCATGCCGAGGTTGAACACCAGACGCTTGGTATGATCGGCATTCTGAAACTGCCGGGTCGTCCGGTGCAGGCGATTGAGGGCAAGATTTCCTTTGAGTGGCTGGATGAGGAAGTCAGTCGCAACATCCTCATGCCGACCAAGGTGCACAAGCTTCAGCTTCATTCCTATGTCGATATTTTCGATGGCGAGGGCCTGAACGCCGAACGATCGCACACGCTCGTCACTCATATCGGGTTTCAGATGATGAAGACGGGTGGCCGGACGGCCAAGCTTGGCGAGAACCTCGCCCAGGAGCATGACATCTCGATCAGTACCTTCAAGCAATCCGTCTATGGCGGCGACACGCCGATTATCGAGTTTGATGCGTGGAACAACATCTATCGCATCAATGGCGCAGACGTCTGGCCGCGTTAATTGCGCGACCTTTCCCTGATTTTCTAACGGAGACACATTATAATGGCTGAAAAGACCGAACTATCCGGCGTCCGCGCCAAACTGAAGGCCCATAAGGATGCCAATGCAGGCGAGCGCACAGTCACATTGAGCGAAAGCGGCATTTCCTGCACCGTACCGAATTTCATCAATCACGGTCTCTGGATGAAGGCGCAGCGTGTTGCCAAGGGCGATACGCCGAAGGCGCAGGCAGCTTTCGTCTGCGAAGTTGTTCGCTTTGAAGGGGAAAAACTCACGCTGACCGATCTGGCTGAACTGGTTTCGTCCGGTGACACACTCCAGCTCATCGGTGAAATCTTTGGCGGCAAGGACGAGAACGCCGAGGGGGAGCCGGGAAACGTTCTGAACTAACCTTGTCGCATCCCTCTCAGCATATCTTCCTTATTGAAAAGGGATGGGATCATGATAGGTTGCAGGCCATGGACGTTGAAGAGTTCCTGTTCTGGTATGAAGAAACAGTAGAACTCGAAGAGGCTAAGGCCGAAGCCATCCGCAAAGCCACTGCCGATAAATGACCGGACATCATGTCCGTTCATTTTAAATCTTAGAAAATGCGACCTCTGGTGGGTATTCCGACCGGAGGTTTTTATGCGCTTTGCGATGATTTTTGAGGGCATCGACCGCGCAACCAAGGTCATGAACAAAGTCATGGCTGCGGAAAAGAAAACCGCTGCTGCTGTTAAGGCTGGTTCGAAGGCCACACAATCAGCCGCCGACAAGGCTACAAAAGCCACCCAGAAACAGACATCAGCCCTTGGCAAACTGGGTTCCGTTGCGCGCGGCGTGTATAATGGCGTCGCCAGCGGTGCGCGGCGGGCCTATACCGCTGTCGTTGTTGGTGTGCGCGCTGCCGGTCGAGCAACTGTCGCACTGCATAAGCAGACTGTGGCGCTTGGGAAGAGCGGTTTCAGGCAGATTCGGGATGGCGCAGCAAAAACATTCCGAGGACTGGCGCTGGCCGCTGGCGTTGCTACCGCAGCTTTTGGTGTTTCGGCCTTAGCCGCCAATCAGCTCGTTGATACGGCTGCACAGTTCGAAAAATTCCAAACAATTCTTGAAACGACTGAAGGATCGAGTGCCAAAGCAAAAGCTGCAATGGCATGGGTGACGGATTTTGCTGCAAAAACACCGTATGAATTGGATCAGGTCATGCAGAGCTTCGTGGCACTGCGGTCAATGGGGCTTGATCCGACCAAAGGTTTGATGCGTGATTTAGGCGATGCTTCGGCGGCAATGGGCGTTCCGATGCTTCAGGCAGTTGAAGCTATGAAAGATGCCGTGACAGGCGAAAACGAACGCCTCAAGGAACTGGGCATTATTTCGTCCAAGTCCGGCGATGTTATTGAATATAGCTATGTGACCCTTGATGGCCAAAGCAAAACCGTCAAAGCCATGAAGGGCGATGCAGCCGGCATTCAGAAGGCGATTAGCGGGATTTTCAGCGAGAAGTATGGCGGTGCCATGGATAAGCTTTCCCGAACATGGGAGGGCATGATCTCCAACATTGGTGATATTTGGCTGCAATTCAAGCTCGCAATCATGAATGCGGGCCTATTCGACTGGATGAAGAGTAAGCTTCAGCTCATTCTGGATACGATCAATCAGTTCCAGGACAGCGGTGAGTTAGACAAATGGGCCGCATATATCGGCCAAAACATTCGGTTTGTATTGGAAACAGCTTGGAATTTTGCCGTCAAAATCTACGGCATCCTCCAGCAGTTCGGCACCTATCTGGTTGCAGCAAAGGATTATGTCGGTTCCTGGGAGCGGCTTGCTGCCATTCTGGGCGCGTTAGCATTTGCGCCGGTCCTAATCTCTACGGCGGCTGGCATCGTCCAGATCGCGATGGGCATCACCATGTTGAGCGCGGCCCTGATGGCAAACCCGATTGTGCTTCTGGTCATGGCTATCGTCGCTGCCGCCGCCGCGATCTATATCTATTGGGGGCCGATCAAGGAATTCTTCATTGGGCTTTGGAACTCGATTGCAGCCGGTGCGTCGGCGCTTTGGGAAAAGCTGAAAAGCCTGCTCGGCTTCGACCCGCTGTCGGTTTTGAAAACAGCCTTTTCATGGTCGCCTGTCGGTCTGATCGTACAGAATTGGGGCGGCATTTCCAGTGCAGTTTCGGCTGCGGTGCAAAATGCGTTTCAGGCCGTTGACGGCGTATGGACCTCAATCAAGTCGGTTTTCGATTGGGTGCCGACTGAAACGATCACCACTGCATGGGCTGGCATTTCTGACACCATCGGCGGCTTGATCGACGGGGCGACGGCGCGTGTCGCCAATGCATGGAACAAGGTGAAGTCAGTGTTCACTTTCAGCGGCGGCGATACGGAAGCCAATATCAGTGTGACTGACCCGGCCACCATTCAGGCGGCACAGAGGGCGACCGCAGCGCTCAAAACCGATATGCAGGCGGTTGCCGCCATTGATACCGCTCCTGCCATGGGAAAGCTTGCGGCGCTGGAAACCTCGGCGCAACAGGTTGGCGCATCGGTCACATCATCCATCCGGCAGGCTGAAGCCTTCCTGAATAATGTCAGCTTCTATAATCAGGGTGTCGCCCTGATGGACACCATGGCGGCAGGCATTCGGGCGCGAGCGGCAGTCGTGACGGCGGAAATCCAGAAGATGGCGCAGGCGGTTCGCGATCACCTTCCGTCATCGCCTGCCAAGGTCGGGCCGCTTTCTGACATTCACAAGCTGAAATTCGCGGAAACTATCGCGTCATCGATCCGACCCGCGCCGATGGTCAAGGCCATGCGCGGGGCGGCGGCTGCAACGCTCGCTGCGGCGAGCATCACAGGCGTAACCGTTCCTGTCTCGGCCCAGCCCGTGGCGGGTGCTGCGGTTCGATCCGAGGTTGCGGCGCGCAGCCAGTCTGCTTCCATCGCGCAGTCACAGTCCAGTGGTGGTATTCATATTGAATATAAGCCGACCATTCCTTTGTCGGGGGATGCGCAGTCTGCAAAAGCCGACATCAAGAAAGAGCTTTCCACCCATGCGCGCCACATCGCCAATCTGGTCGATGAAGAGCAGCGCAAACGGAAGCGGAGGCAGCCATGATTTATCTTCTCGGCAGTATCCCGTTAGGAATTGCGCCGCTGACCGGCCCGACTGCGCATTCCTATGATCGTGCAGCCACATTTGCGCAGCATGGCCCGACGCGGGGCAAGCCGGTGTTGCAGGAGATTGGCGAAGAACTGGATCGCAAGGAATTCAGCTTTTTCTTTTCCGAAGAGTTTTGCGAACCGGCAATCGAACTGGCGAAGCTGGAAGCCGCTTTCGCCTTGAAATCGCCGCTGCCACTTGTCCTCGGCAATGGCGTCTTTAACGGCAAACGCTATGTCGTGGACAGCCTTTCCATCACCATTGTCAAAACCAGTCTGGTCGGCGTTCCGGTGCGGATTGAGGCAACAATCACGCTTCTCGAAGATCCAATTGCCGGGGGCTTGTTCTCGCTCATCACCTCCATCGCCAAATCCCGCGCCCCGGCCATTTCCAAGGGTGCTGCTCAAAATCCGCAGGTGAAGAAATGAGTACGAAACTGACCGGCGACTATTTCGATCATGTGACCGCGACCGGCGACCGCTGGGACTTGCTTGCCTATCGCTATTATGGCGACCAGTACAAGCAGACGGTGCTGATCGAAGCCAATCGCGATCTCTTCCTTGATGCGCTGGCCGTGCCGCCGCTTGTTCTGCCGCATGGCATCACGCTCAAAATCCCGGTCATTGCCGAAGAGGCCAGCAATACAGACCTGTTGCCACCGTGGAAGCGGAATAATCCTGTTTATGGAGCCTGATATGGATGAACGACTGATTTCCACTCTTAGGTTGCTGGCCTTTTTAGCGGGAAGTGTTGTCGCCGCAATTGCGGCGATGATCGTATTGCTGTTGATTTCTATCTTCCGCGACATTGGCTTGCCTACAGCTTTCACCATCCAGTTCGTGGCCGGATTGCTCGGCGGCGCTTGGTCGATCTGGAAATTTGCCTGATGGCGACGAAACCCTATTTCTCGCTGATCTATCAGGGCGTCGATATTTCGTCCGAAATGGACCCGCAGACTACGTCGATCAGTTATACCGACAAGCATCACGGCGAGATGGATGAGATCGAAGTTGAGGTGCAGGACAAGGATGGTCGCTGGAAGGGCGAATGGTGTCCCGAACCCGGCGACGTGATGAATCTGACCATCTTTGACGGCAAAGGCGGCGTTCTGCCCTGTGGCGATTTCGAGATGGATGAGCCGGAAGCGTCCGGCAGTCGTGACGGCGATATCATGACCATTCGCGGCCTCGCTGCGCCAATTTCGAAGCCGCTGCGCACCGAAAAGACCCGCGCCTTTGAAAAGCAGTCTTTGCGCGCCATTGTCAGCAAAGTGACCGGCGAAAATGGCCTGTCGCTGGAAGGTGATATCGAGAATCTCAATTTCGAGCGTGTGACCCAGCGCCGGGAACGGGATCTCGAATTTCTAACGCGGCTGGCTGAGGACACCGGGCATTATTTTACGGTCAAGGGCAAGCGGGCAATCTTCACCTCGTTCAAGTCGGTCGATGGCCGCGCCGCAGCGCTTGCAATCAGCCATGGCCAGATCGGAACAATGCTTCAGGATTATCGCTTGAAATTCCAGACTGCCGAGACCTATTCAAAGGCGAGCGTCAGCTATCTGGATGCAAACAAGAAAGAACCGATCAAGTTAGAGGAAGCGGACGCCCAGGTCAAAACCGGCGACACGTTAAAAATCTCTGGCGAGCGCACCGAAAGCCCCGCCAATGCCAAGGCGCTGGCGAAATCCCGCCTGCATTTCAAGAACCGGAAAAGCCGATCCGGCTCTATCTCGCTTGTGGGCGATGTGCGCGTTCTGGCAGGCATAACCGTCGATATGACCGACTTTGGGAAATATTCCGGCAAATACCTGATCGACACATCCACCCACCGAATGAGCCGGGACGGCTATACATCAGAAGCGGAGATTATCGATGCGCGCGGGAAATGAATTTAGCTCCAACAGTTCGAACAAGCGCGGGATCGTGGTTGATCGCGATCCGAAAAAGATGCGGGTCAAGGTCCAGTTCGTGGATGAGGACGAAACGGTTTCGTTCTGGGTCGATGTGCTGGCAAAATCGTCCGGCAAGACCAAAAGCTTCCTGATGCCGGATGTTGATGATGAAGTCTGGTGCGCCGTCGACATGAAGGGCGAAGACGGCTGCGTCATCGGCTCTAAATATAATGACAAGGATACACCGCCTTTCAGCGGTAATGACGACATGGGTGCGACCTTTCCGGGTGGCTCAATCCATATTGACCGTGAAACAGGCGCGATCACCATCAACACATCCGGTGCGATTTCTATCACCGCCGCAAGCGGACACCTGAAATAATGCCGCGTATCGTTCGTCTCGGTGACACATCCTCCCACGGCGGCACGGTGATTTCGTCCGCTTCAAAATGGCAGTGCGAAGGCGCGTTGATTGCCCGGAAAGGCGATCTGCATTCCTGTCCGATTCCCGGTCATGGGGTGACGGCCATTGTTTCAGGATCAGGGAAATACCAATGTGAGGGAGCACCGATTGCGCGTGAGGGAGATACATGCGGATGCGGCGCGGCTCTCATCTCTGGCGCGTCGAAGTGGGAATGCGAATAGGCAGACTTGCCTTTGCCGGTTATTCCGGCTAATTTTGACACACTTCCAGCAATGACCGGACATGATGTCCGGTCATTTTTGTATGTGCCGCCCGATAGCTTGGCGGCATGATCGACAAAGACAAAATCCGCCATCGCCATTGGTCCCTGAAGGTAAGCCGAATAGACCCGGAAACGGGCATTGCCGCCGATACCTATGGCGCTATCGTCACCGCTATTGACGATCTCAATCAGTCGATTGCCAACATCATCATGACGCCGAAGCGCTCGGTTCCGACCGAACCGGAAAAGGGCTGCGATGTGGAAGGTGCTATCGACAAGCATCCCGATATCGGCATTCCGCTTCTGACCCGCGAAATCTGGGACGCGCTCACGATATGGGAGCCGCGCATCGTGGTTGAGAAGGTCGAAGTGCTTCTGGCGCAGTTCTCGCATTTCAGGACGCGGGTGTTCTGGCGTCCGGTCGAAAGCGTCATTGCCGATCAATATGTGACGGAGGTTCAGTATAATGGCTGATCCCGTCAAAAGGACGCTTGAACAGCTTCGCGCCAATGGTGCGCCAGACTTTTTCGAGCGCGATCCTTCCAAGCTGAAGGCGCTCTTCAAACAGGTCTTTGAGGAAGTTTCGGGCCGTACGCTTTATCCAGCTCAGACGGAAATGTTTCTGATCGAAGTCGCCAGTTATGCGCTTTCGATCCTGCATGAAGCGGCACAAACCGCTACGCTCCAGAATACCGCTGTCTTTGCCGACGGCGTTCATCTGGAAAATCGCGGCACCAATGTTTCCACCTTCCGGCTTCTGGCGCAGCCGCCACGACCGATATTCGCTTTGAGCTGACACAGGTTCGCCTGATCGACGTTGCCGTGCCAAAAGGCACCCGCGTTGCTTCCGGCACGGCTGTCATCTTTGCCACCGATGCCGATCTGATCATTCCGGCCGGAATGACGGCAGGCGTCGTTCGCGCAACGGCGCAAACGCCGGGAGCCGCATTCAACGGTCTTGGCGTGGGCGCAGTTTCTGATCTGCTCGATCCGGTTGCCTATGTCGCCAGCGCCCGCAATGTCACCACCATTGCGGGCGGCACGGATGACGAGGAACTGGAGCGCTTCCGTCTTCGCGTGGTGAATGCGCTGTTCACGATTGCCAAGACCGGCCCACGCAACGGTTATCGCGAACACGTCATGGCCGTCGATCCCGAAATTATCGATGTTGCTCCCATCCGCCCGGAGCCGGGACACATTCACATCTATCCGCTGATGAAAACGGGCCAGCCAAGTGCTGCCCTGAAGGATGCGGTGCTTGCCTATCTCGATCCAGAGACGCTGCGCGCCATGGGCGATTACGTCACCATCCATGATCCTGTCCGCGTTGGCTTCAGTTTCACACTGACCGTCCGGTCGCTGGAAGCAATTGCCGGTCTGGAAGATTTGGTGCGGGCAACGGCGGAAGCCGCCTTCCATCCATGGACGCAGGAGCTTGGCGCACAGGTTGCACCATCGGTTATCGTTGCTGCGATCAAAGCGCTTTCCGGCGTGTCCGATGTCGAACTTGACGGGCTGGAGTTCACCGATCTGCTCGAAACCCAATATGCCGGACTGGATGAACTGACAATTGTTCTGGAGGTCCGGGCGAATGTCTGATCCGTTCATCCCGCTTGAGCTTGTTCCTCCCGGCGTCAACGACCGCCGCTCGCGTGATTTCGTTAGCGCTTTGAGTGCGGTTCTGGCCGACTTCCAACCATCCACGCTAATGATTCAGGATGCGTGGACAGTTCCAGCCTCATTGCTGCCGATCATGGTTGTCGAAGCGGGGCTTTCCGAATTCGTATCGGCCAATATGCGTGAAGACTTGCTCCGATCGTTGATCGCCCATGCGCCTGAAATTCATGCCCGCACCGGCACCGTGCGCGGCGTCAAGCTGGCGTTAGAAGCAATCGGTATTTCGGCCCGCTGGACGCAATGGTGGCAGGAAGAGCCAAAGGCGCACCACAACACGCACAAGATTGTGCTCTTCCTGTCGGATACCGTCATCAACGGCCATGCGCCGCTTGATCTTGCCAATCAGCGCGCCGCTGCCCGCGTCATCAACGCGACCAAGCGATGGTCGCAGGACATCGCCATCCAGTACGGCCTGCGCGGTCTGTCCAACGTCTATGCCGGTGCCGCATCTCGACGTGGCCGCACGGTGCGCATCAACGCGCCGCAGCTCGGCTCCGACAGTTTCATCATTCCATCCTATGCGGGAACCGGCGCTCGTGCCGTTCGTGAAATTCGCATCAACGCTTTATCACTTCCGGGGTCTGACCATGGCGCAGAACTATTTTTCCATTGTCACAAATATTGGCCGTAACAAGCTGGCTTTGAGCGCTGCCGGTGGTGCGGCGGTAACAATTACGCATTTTGCTATCGGTGACGGCAATGGTGCCGAGGTCAATCCGACCTCCGCCAGCACAGCGCTTGTCAGGGAAGTCTGGCGAACTCCGGTTGAGAGCGTGGTGATCGATCCCCTGAACCCATCCGCTGTTCTGGTCACGTCTATCATTCCGACAAATGCTGGCGGCTGGTGGATGCGCGAATTCGGCATTTTCGATGTGGACGGCGATATGGTTGCCGTTGCCAAGCCGGTTTCGCAATACAAGCCGACTGCTCTGGAAGGCCAGCTCGAAGACATCCGATACGAGTTCCAGATCATCATCGGTGAAACCGCCAATGTGACGATGCTGGTCGATCCGTCCGTTTTGCTGGCGAGCCGGGATTTTGTCGAGAAACGGAAGGTGCCGGTCGCGCAGCTTTCTCTACGCCGTGGGTGCCGGTCAAGGCGATGACGGTTACTGCGCCGCCTGCCAATCCGACCGCTTGGGAAACTTATGTCATCCCGAATGGCGCGACCGGGGCATGGGCAGGGCAAGCACAGAAACTGGCCGAATGGAATGGGCAGTCATGGAATATAGTCATCCCGCCCGACGGCCATGGCATCAGCCTGCCTGACGGGCGCATATTCGAGCGCATCAACGGCGCGTATGTGGAGCTTGCCGCGACGACCGCCCGACGCGGGCTGGTGCGTCTGGCTCCCGATCCTTACGATTTTGCGAACAGTCAGGACCCTATCACGCCTGCTGACTTCAGAGCCTTGTCTCGCGGTGTGGGCCTCGATAACCTGTTTCTCAACAGCTATTTTGCCTGGACCAATCGTTATCCCACCGCCTCACGAATAAACTTCAATTGGGCCAACAACACTTATTGGCCTGATCGCTGGAAGAACGTCACCGGATCAGCCATCACCGCGACAATCGATCATGCGACCGGTGGTCTGGCGCTGCCGAACGGTGCAAAAATCAGGCAGGTAGTCGAGCGCGCCAACATCGCGCCGGGTGATATCGTTATATCGGCACAGGTCGCGCAGGGTGCGCTGTCATGTACCATTGAAGCGAGCGGTATGGCAGCGGCCACAGTGCCCCTCGACAAGACCGATGCCGCAGGCCGGAAATACGCAACCTACACATTTCCGACTGTGATCGGTGAAGATGTCTCGTTTACGTTTCTGGCGATTGGAGATGTGCGTGTATCACGCACAAAACTTGAGCGCGGTAAAAAACCGTCTATCTGGGACCCAGTCTCGCCAGACCTCGAACTGCCTCGGCTGGATCGGTATTATCAGCGCCATCGTAGCCGCGAGACCTGGACGGCTCACGCGGCAGGCGAGTACTTCACGTTGTCTATCAAACCTCGTTCAATGATGCGCATAGATCCAGAGATGGGATGGCAATTTGATACCCTGACCAACGCTATCGAGATTTCTGCCGGCCTTGCGCGAACTAATGGCGGTCAAATCATTTGGCGGTCTGCAGCGGTAGGCTCGACGATTATCGAAGGCGAAATCACTCTCGACGCGGATTATTGATCATGGATATTTCACAGATAATGGCCTGCCACATTGATGCACAAGGCAATCTGACATGGGCAACAGAGAGGGGTGGCGGGTATCTGCCTGCCAATCATCCTAGATTTGAGGCCACCTGTCAGGCACTGATCGAAGCGGGGATAGAGATTGATCAGGACGCCCCTCTGATCAGTCTTGCAGCGGCCAAAACCGCCATCAAGCGCCAGATCGATGCTACCGCCGAGGCCGAGCGGCTCAGATACATCACGCCCGGCGAGGGGCAGGCGCTGACCTACAGCCGCAAGGTGGAGGAGGCCAAGCGTGCGATGGCGGAGAATAATCCCGAGTCTGCAAATTATCCGATGCTTGCCGCCTCGCTCGGCATTGATGGAGACACGCTCAAAGCTGTTGCGGAGGTGGTGCTTACCATGGATGCGCAGTGGGCCATAATCGGTTCGCAGATCGAGCATACCCGTCTTGCCGCCAAACAGGCGGTTGAGGCGGCAGAAGACGAATCTGCGGCCCGCGCTATCGTTGATGCCATCGTCTGGCCGTCCGCACAGGTGCAGCCATGAGTAGGCCAACAGACACAGAAATCCGAACCGCGATTGAATACGCGCTCCGTCGCCATCCTCTCGAAGAAGAAGTCGAAGGTGATGAAGGATCGTATGTCAATGAAATCACCGATGCGGAAACGCTTGTGCCGTTCGCCAACTGCCTGCTGGCAGAGCTGGGTGTGATCTAAAGGGGAATGGATATGATTGAATACGTTCTTTACGATGAAATCTTGACTGATTATCTGCCGGATGAGAAGGCCTGTGTCCTGCGTATATCTATTAGCATGCCGGTCAGTGACTTGGTGTGCGCGCGCAAACCCTTCGTGGCTCGGTTCGGTAATGATGGCCTTTTCGGCACCGATGCAGGATACGTTGCCTTCACATATCTCGCTTCCGTGAAGGGCAAGGCAATTTATCAGGCTGGGCGGCTGTACCAGCCCGAAACTCAAGATCAACTGCCATATCCGTTAGCGAACCTCGCTCAATTGGAGCCGTCTGAAGCGGTCAAGTAGGGACGGCCACGTTAATTCGTGGCGGCGGGGCAAATCCGGCAAGATGTAACCCGCCCGACAGCACCTCAAGATAACCGTCGCATCCGGCCCTTTCGGGCATGCGGCTTGTGACAGATTCTTCGAGACACGTACATATGAACATTCTAACGAACTTCACCGCCGTTGATCCTGTTTCGCCGCCTGCCGCTTATATCGGTGGCAAGCGCCAGCTTGCCCGGCTGATCGGGGAGCGGATCGCGGCGGTGCCGCATTCCTTATATGCAGAGCCGTTCGTCGGCATGGGCGGTGTGTTCTTCCGACGCACCGTCGCACCACGGGCCGAGTTCATCAATGATCGCTCCGGTGATGTGGTGAACCTGTTTCGCATCCTCCAGCGCCACTATCCGCAGTTCATGGATACGCTGCGCTTCCAGATCACCAGCCGTCGCGAGTTTGAACGCCTGAAGGCAAGCGAACCGGCCACGCTCACCGATCTGGAACGCGCAGCGCGGTTCCTCTATCTCCAGCGCCTGACCTTTGGCGGCAAGGTTGCTGGCCGCTCGTTCGGTGTGAATCGGGATACCGGTTCCCGTTTCAATTTGACCACGCTCGCCCCCTTGCTTCAGGACGTACATGAGCGCCTTGCATCTGTGGTGATTGAGAACCTCGACTGGCAAGTGTTCATTGACCGGTACGACCGGCCAGAAACGCTGTTCTATCTTGATCCGCCATATTGGGGAACCGAGGACTATTACGGCAAGGAACTCTTCAGCCGGGATCAATACGAGGTCATGGCCGAGCGCCTTGCCCGCCTGTCAGGCCGGTTCATCCTGTCGATCAATGATGTGCCGGAAATCCGTTCGATCTTTTCCGCATTCAGGATTGAGAACGTGGCGCTGACCTATACGGCTGGCGGCGGCAAGGGAAAGCCTGTGCGGGAAGTGATCATCAGCAATTGA